AACAGGTATGGTGGGAGCACCTGCCTGTGGCGACGTAATGAAACTAGACCTAAAGCTAGACGAAAACGATAGAATACTAGATGTTAAGTTTAAGACTTATGGTTGCGGTTCAGCAATCGCTTCTTCTACAATGTTTGTAGAAATGCTAACAGGTAAAACCATAGCGGAAGCCAAACTAATAAAAGACAAGGACATAGCAGATGCCCTTGAGCTTCCTCCAATTAAACTGCATTGCTCTGTATTAGCAGAGGGTGCAATATCAAAAGCAATTATAGATTGGGAAGCAAAGAAAGCACACAGGCTACACAATGGAGGCCCTGAATGATGGAAAACGAATATCAAACTAAAGACATGAAAGCAACAACTGAAGCACCTAAAGTAGAGGCTCCTAAAGTAATTAAAGAGGGAGAACTATATGAAGAAGGTGGAAGATGGAAGTTCAAACTTAATGGTGATGTGTATCAATACAAAACTAAAGAACTTGCAACTGTTGGATTAGACTCACTTAATGGCTAAGATAAAGGCTCAACTAAAAGCATTTATAAATAAACTCGTTAAGTTTTACTACTGGTTTATTGATTGGTTTATTGTCTATGAAGAACTCACAGTAAGTTATAACTCTACATACGGAGACGCAGACGACCAACACTTTGTAGTAAGAAAGTTCTATAAAAAACAGCCTAAATTTTTAAAATTTAAAACTAGAGAAGGTGATATAGTAGAGATACGTGGAGCTGAAGGACTTAATTACAGGATATCACAATTATGAATCAATTACTTATAGGAATAATACTAGTACTCAGTTTAGGTAGCTACTATTTATACCAAGAAAATCAAACATTAACATCAAATAATTTATTATTAGAAGGTGCAGTAGCTTCTCAAGAAGAAGCAATAGCTACTTTACAATCTGACTTTACTTTACAAGCAGGGCAACTCCAAGAGATGACTGTCAAAAGCCAAGCAGCACAGAGAGAATTGAATAGATATACTCAATTTATACAAAATTACGAATTGGCAGCAAAAATAATTGCAGACCCAGTTACAATGGAGAGGAAAATAAATAATGGTACAAAACACATTATGGAAGAAATCGAGAAACTTAGCGGTACCGTTGATGACCTTGATGATGGTTTGCAGTTGCAGCCTAATTCCAACTAAACAAATAGAAATAACAGCAAAGCCATTGGATAGAACTATAGTTCAACCAGTGATGCCAAGAGAGATTGACTTACAAGACCCAACGTGGATTGTTGTTAATCCTGATAACTGGGAAGACCAGTTAGCTAGAATAGAACAGCAAGAAGGAGAACTAGTTTTTCTCGCAATGACTATACCAGATTATGAAGTGATGGCATATAATATGCAGGAACTAAAAAGATACATCACAGAACTTAAGGACGTCGTAGTATACTATAGAGAAGTTACTATGCCGCCAAAAGATGAGCCTAGCAAAGACTAGACTCGAAATGTGTAGTAGGTGTCCCTACTATACACGCTTAAAGGTTTGTAAGGTATGTAAATGCTTTATGCCTCTGAAAGCAAGAGTTAAGAAGGCAAGTTGCCCTCTTAAGCTATGGGAGAGATAGCATGATGGAACTAATAGGATATGTAACAATGATTGTTACGGTGTCAAGCATAATTGCGGCTTCAACGCCAACACCAAAAGACGACGTATGGATTGGAAAGCTATATAAATTTATAGACTTACTAGCTCTTAACATCGGGAAGGCGAAACAATAATGCCATACCATACTAAACCAAAAAAGAAAAAGAAGGGTAAAAAGAAAAAGTCCATGAAAGGTGGATTAACAGCAGCTCAAAAAAAGTTGCCTAAAGCTCTGCAAGCAGCAATCCGTAAAAGGAAGAAGAAGTAATGCATTGCTCCAGTAAACCTAAGAAAGGTAAAAAGAGAGGTAAAAAACGTGGTAGCAAAAAGAAAAGGTAAAAAGAAAAAAGCGCCTAAAGGGTATCATTATATGCCCAATGGCAAGCTAATGAAAGGTACTACACATGGCCGTAAGAAGAAAAAGAAGAAGAAGTAAAGCTTCTGCCAAAAAACGTAATATACCTACTAATAAAAAGCTATACGCAAGGATAAAAGCAAAAGTTAAAAGAAAATTTGCAGTTTATCCTTCTGCGTATGCCAATGCATCTCTTGTAAAACAATACAAGGCAGCAGGAGGTAAGTATAGACGTGGCTAAAACTGGATTAAAAAAATGGTTCGGTCAGAAATGGGTAAACATAGGAGCCAAAAAGAAAAATGGTAGCTATCCTAAATGTGGTAGACCAAAAGGTAAATTAACTGGGAAAGGTTATCCAAAATGTGTACCCGCAGCAAAAGCTGCTAGAATGACTAAAAGTCAAATTAGATCAGCTGTCAGCCGTAAAAGGGCTAAGAAACAGGGAGTTGGTGGTAAACCCACAAATGTAAAAACTGTTGTAAGGAGAAAACGACGTGGCCGTTAAAAGAAAAAGAACTGTCAGGAAAAAAGATTCAAGATTGAAAAGAGTGGGCGTATCAGGGTATAATAAACCAAAGCGTACGCCCAATCACCGTACAAAGTCCCATGTAGTTGTAGCAAAAGTTGGAAAACGAGTTAAGACTATAAGATTTGGGCAACAAGGTGTGTCAGGAGCAGGAAAATCTCCAAAATCAACGGCACAAAGAAAACGCAGAGCTTCATTCAAAGCTCGTCATGCCAGAAATATAGCTAAAGGCAGAATGTCAGCAGCTTATTGGGCAAATAAAGTAAAATGGTAAACAAAATTAAAGAAACAGCTTTAAAAGTTTGGAATATGGTAAATGGTAAAGATAAAAACCTAGATGGTAAAGTCGATATTCATGATGCAATGTTAGAAGCTAAACAAAAAGCAAAGAAAAAACAGGAGAAGTAAATGAACTACAGATTATACGCAGTGGAAGCTGGCTGTGGTACGAGTGTTGGAGCAGCCTCTACTTTTGCAAATGCAACTGAAGTAAGACTATTTAATAATAGTAGCTCTAATCAGTTAGTAACCGTAGCAAACGCAGCAGATGTAACACTAGGTACAATGACATTAGCTGATGGTGAAGTAACATTCATTATGAAAGACCCAACTGACCAAATATTTGCCGCAGCAGCGACAGTATTAGGCACACCAGTTAAATATAGCTAATGGTAGAACATTGGCTAAAAGATGTTGCAGAAACCGCAACAGTTACTCTTGATGTACTAAACAAGAAAGCTGAACAACGCGGTGTTGTAACTCATGCTGATGAAACTGTACAAAGTTTGTGCATGGGGTACTTATACTTGTTACATTTATGCGATCAGCAAGGTGTACTAGAAAGGCGTGATATAGAAACGCTTACCAATACAATCAAAAAACATACAACCATTCACTAAATATGTTAGACGTCAGCAGAACAGATATTATTAGCTCTGAATTAATGAAATTTGACCAAGCCGAAAGGTTTATTAAATTACCAATTCAAAGCTACATGGATTTATTAGGTATCGAGCCTAATAGTTCGCAGAAGGCATTAATCAATGCCATTAATAATCCAAAGTATAGATTCGTGTGTGCCGCCTTATCAAGGCGACAAGGAAAAACATATATAGCAAATGTCATTGGACAGCTTGTATCACTCGTGCCGGGCTCTAACATATTAATTATGTCACCGAACTACTCACTTTCACAAATTTCTTTTGACTTGCAAAGACAGCTGATTAAGCACTTTGATTTAGAAGTTACTAAGGATAATGCAAAAGACAAAGTTATAGAACTATCTAATGGTTCTACTATACGTATGGGTTCTGTAAATCAGGTGGACTCTACAGTTGGTAGAAGTTATGATTTAATCATTTTTGACGAAGCAGCACTAGCTGATGGCAAAGATGCTTTCAATGTAGCACTTAGACCTACATTGGATAAAGAAAATAGTAAAGCAGTATTCATTTCAACTCCAAGGGGGCGAAATAACTGGTTTGCTGACTTCTACCACAGAGGGTTTAGTGATGAATTTAAAGACTGGTGTTCTATTCGAGCAACATATCATGAAAACCCAAGAATCAGTGATAATGACATACACGAAGCAAAAAAAGCTATGTCAACAGCAGAATTTTCACAAGAGTACTTAGCTGACTTTAATACTTATGAAGGACAGGTCTGGAATTTTAATTTTGAAACCCAGGTTGGAGACTTTGAACAGTTAGATACTAGTAAAATGGATGTATTCGCTGGTCTTGACGTAGGTTACAAAGACCCAACAGCACTATGTGTGATAGCATATGATTGGGACGAACAAAAATTTTATCTAATCGATGAGTATATGGACGCTGAAAGAACTACTGAACAGCATGCTATAGAAATCAATAAAATGATACACAAGTATAATATTGACTATATTTATATTGATTCAGCTGCACAGCAAACTCGTTTTGACTTTGCACAAAATTATGATATTAGTACTATAAATGCTAAAAAATCTGTACTAGATGGTATAGGCCACACTGCAGGTATTATAGACAATGACTTTTTACACATCGACCAAAGATGCTCTCAAGCATTGTCATGTGTAGACCAATATCAGTGGGACCCTAATCCTAACTTAATGAGAGAAAAGCCAAAACATAATATGGCAAGTCACATGGCAGACGCACTTAGATATGCGCTGTATACATTTGAGACATCAGCAGGAACATTTTAATCAGACGACCTACCAAAAAATTATTCTTGACAAAAAGGTGAAATTTTGGTATAATTTTCAGTAATAGGAATTTATGGATTTAAAAAGAGATTTAGTCAAGTACGTACGAGACAAAGCAAAATCAGGATATAAAAAAGAGACCCAATGCTATATTTGCGGGGAAACAGATAACCTGGACTTTCACCACTACTACGGAATGACTGAGTTACTATATACTTGGATGAAGCTTAACAAAATAACGATTACTTCAACCGATGAAATAATGGATCTTCGAGAACAGTTTATAGAAGAACACCTCACCGAAGTGTACGATGAAGTAGCAACACTATGTAGAACCCATCACATAAGATTGCATAGTATATATGGAAAGAGACCAAAACTAACAACAGCAATGAAACAAAAACGATGGGTGGAGATACAGAGAGACAAATATGGCATGGTATGATAGATTCTTAGGAAAAAATGATGATGAGAAGTTAAATCCTGCTCAGACTTTCATTGGCTTAGAAGAAGGACTAGCAATAGATACTCGTGAGAAGAAAGATAATTATCGCTCCGCTTACGAAGAACTAGAAGTAGTTAATAGAGCCGTTAACATGATTGTTGACGATAGTGCTGATATACCTTTTGATGTTGGAGAAAAAATACAAGGTATTACTCCAATAATGCCAAATGTTCGTAGAAGTCGTGTAGACTTGTTACTGAACAAAGAGCCAAACCCTTTTCAGGATATTAATAGTTTTAAGAGAAATCTAATTATTGATTTACTGATAGATGGTAACATTTTCATTTATTATGACGGTGCCCATCTCTATCATTTACCTGCACAAAACGTTACCATAGAAGCAGATACTGAAACCTATGTGAACAAGTATGTATATGATGGTCATATAGACTACACCCCTTATGAAATAATACATATTAAGGAAAACTCATTCAAATCAATATACAGGGGTGTACCTAGATTGAAA